ATTCTTTAATCCAAGTGGTATTGTTGCTGATAGGTGGCAAATGCTAACTGAGAAGTATGAGATTGATCCAGAGAAAACTGTTTCTGTTCTTTATCGTGGAACTGATAAGTGTACTGAAGTTCGTTTGGCATCACCACAGGCTTATTTGGATGCTGTAAAACAGATTTTAGATCAGACTCCAGCTAATAGAGTTTTAGTTCAGACGGATCAGACTCAAGTTCTTGATTATTTTAAATCTGAATTGGGTAATATAGTTGTTTCTTTTTCTGAAACTCCATCAACATCTGGTAATAAATCTATGATTGATACTATGGAAAAAGATAAGCGTGACATGACTGATTGGATGCAGTGGTTTGATGCTGCTCTACGGTGTGTTGCAGAGTGTGCTTATGTTGTTAATCATACCGGCAACTGTGGACTTTGGATGAATCTTTATCGTGGTAATGTTAATAATGTATTCCAATTTAATGAGGCTGGGAGATTGGAATGATTTTTAGAATTGATAATGTTTTTAGTGATGAGCAAAGAGAGAAATTGATTGAGGATGTTGAACCTCTTTTACTTTCTAAAGAAGAAGAGTTCACAAGACAACAAACAGATCCTACATTACACTTACATTCTGGTTTTGAATTTGTTCATGAGCATATTTTAAATCTAATTGAAGAAAGATTTAATCTTAAGTTGGATTTATTATTTTCTTGGGCTAATTTAGATTATGGTGAGAAGAAAGATATGTTTTGGCATACTCATCCATATGATTATTCCTGTGTCTATTATATGAAAACAAATAATGATAATGGAGGAACATTATTTAAAGATAAATCTTTAAACTTTGTTACTGCAATGCAAAATAGTTTGATATTATTCAATGCTAGTTTAGAACATACTGCTCCACCTTATGATCTTCATGAGAAAAGATATACTTTAGCAATGGATTTAAATCGTGCTGAAAGAGATGGTCCAAGAGCTGATGAACTATCAAATGAAGTGGTTATGACTGCACTACAAAAGACTTATTATTAAGGAGATCACTAATGAATAAAGTACCCGATCTAGTTTTTCATCATCACACATCATTAGGTGATCATTTTATATGTAATGGTATTGTTCATACCTATGCAGAGCAATTATGTGAGAGATTGCATCTACCATGTCACCACAGATATCTTGAGACAATAGAATGTTTGTACCAAGACTTTGATAATATTATTGTTGAACCATTCCATGATGACTGGGCAACATTAGAGAAAGAAATGTTCCCTTGGGCACAAGAGAAGAAATGGCCTCTTACTAGGATTGGATTTGAGAATGTTTATTATCGTAGATTACAGAGAGAGAATACTCCACCAGAGTTCTTTGCAGTAAATTTTGATAGACAATTCTATGAGCAAGCAAATATTTTATTTAAGGAAAGGTATGAGAAGTTTACTCTTCCAGAAGAGATTCCAGGATCAGATGAGGTATATAATAACTTGACAGAAGGAGAAAAAGATTATATTATTGTACATAAGAATTCTAGTGCAGAGGGTGATTATCCAATCGACCTTTGGAACTGGAGAAGAAATCAAGTTGGAGCAATTCCTAATATCAAGATCGTTGAGATTGGTTTAGGACAGACAACTAATATGCTTTCTTATATGAAACTCATTGAGAATGCAAAAGAGATCCATTGCTTGAACAGTAGTTTCTTCTGTCTAGTTGATAGCGTTTGTATGAAGATTAGTCCGAAACTTTTTTATCATGATATTCGTATGAATAATATCACACAGACTAATTGCTGGACAACCGGTGGCCAACGCTGGACAGTAGTTGAGTATCCATTTAAGAAATGAAAAAAATAGCAGTAGTTACATGGTGTACTGATGATTATGCTGTACATTTAAGACCTGATAAGTTGGAAAAATGTATTAATCATTTTCATCCAGAGATTGATTTTTATTCTGTTGGTACTAAACAAACTGAAGAGATAAAGAAAGAGAATCCTTGGATTTTAAAGGAAAATATTCGCCATTATGCTGATTGGATGGCTGTTTTGTCATGTCTTCCTTTTGTGGAAGATTATGATATGCTTATTCATATGGATGCAGATTCTTTTTGTGTTGGTAGTTTGGATCGTGTTCTTGAATCGGATGCTGAGTTGATTGGCGTTAGGAATAATAACTTTTTTGGTAGGGCAGGAGCAGCACAACCTTGCACAAGTCCTTTCTATGAACCATATGGAGATGGTGGACAGATTGGAGTAAATGATTTTATTAACAATGGATTTGTAGCATCAAATGATAAGGAATTTTGGTATGAATTGAGAGATTTTAACAAGTTTGTTGCAGAACAAAGTGATGGTAGGACTTTTACATATAGACCATGGCCAATGATTCGTAATGAACAGGATACTTTGAATCATATTTTCCATGCTAAGGGTAAGTATACTTCTGAAATTGTTGATCGTGAAGGTAGTGGTGTTACTTATGGACTTATAAATCAATGGGGCACCACAGATCATTGTGAGAGTTGGGAGAATTTTTATATTAAGGATGGAAGTGTTTACATTGATCATCCCATTAGTGGAGAACCATTAAGGACCAGTGTCCTTCATGCTGCTGGTGTTGGAACTATGCAAACTATTAAGGAGTATGGTGACCAATATAACTGGTTATATGGTATAGTTAAACCAGAAGTAAAAGACTACATACAATCAATTCTTGGAGAATAAGATGGCAATTAATTTGAATGCTGTGAAAGGTCTAGTAAAATTTGATCTTTCTCAATCAGAAAAGTTTATGGATCACCATAAGAAACTTCACTCTAAAACTGTAGCTATCCTTGAGCAGTTTGATAATGGTTTCTATACCTTCCTTGAAGACAATGAGGATATGGTGATGGTAGATCTAGGAGCAAATATTGGATTATTTTCTCTCTTCATGAGTCCTCTTTGTAGTGAGATTTATGCACTTGAACCAACACCATCTCATGTTGAGATCATGGAAGAGTTACTTGAGAAGTTAGAAGTAAAAAATATTTTCTCACATCAAGTTGCTGTTCATACTGAAAATGGAGAAGAAGAATTACAATTGAATAGTAGCAACTCCACAATGAATTCATTCCTCCGTCATGGAATCGATCCTGGTGGTACTGATAGTGTAATGGTTCCTACAGTTAAATTGTCAGATTTTATTAAGAACACTGTACAAAAGAGAGTTAACTTTGTTAAGATGGATATTGAAGGGTTTGAAAATGTAATCCTTCATGATGAGTCCTTTGAGGATGCTATTAAAGAGATTGATGCTCTTTATGTTGAGGTGCATGACTTTGAAGGAACTGGTAAGATGGAGGAGAATGTGAAGAAAGCAACTGAGAGATTGGAGTCTCTTGGTAAGAAGGTGACAAAACTTACTTATGATGGAATCCTAGCGCATGACTGATAAAGCTTTACATAAAAGATTACTTGATGTTTGTTATAAGAAACAACTGCACCATCTAGGAAGTTATTTTTCTTCCTTAGATTTGATTGATGATATCTATAGTAAGATGAACCTTGATGAGGATATCTTTATCCTCTCTGCTGGTCATTCTGTAGTTGCATTATATGTTGTACTTGAAAAGTATTTTGGTCATGATGCTGAATGGCTACATGAGAAGTTTGGAGATCATCCTAAAAGACATGAGGAATTAAGGATTCATTGCTCCACTGGTAGTCTAGGAATGGGTATCACTGTTGCTGTTGGTAGAGCACTTGCTAATCCTAAACGTGATGTTTATTGTATGCTTTCTGATGGTGAATCAACAGAAGGATCCGTATGGGAAGCACTACGGTTTGCTTATGAGGAGAAGATTAAGAATCTAAAGATCTATGTTAATGCCAATGGTTGGGGTGCATATGATGATATTAATCTAGATTATTTGGAGAAGAGGATGAAGGCATTCCATCCAGACATTAACTTTGTAAGGACAACAGTTGAGCATTATGGTTTAGAAGGTCAGCATGCACACTATACAAACTTTAATGAGGAACAGTATAAGGCTGCATTGGAGACATTATGAGAAGAACTTTTAGAGAACAACTTGAAGTTGAGATGAGAAGAGATAGTAGGATTCATCTTCTTGTTGGTGATGTTGGGTATGGTTTATTTGATAGTACTAGGAGAGAATTTCCTAGTAGAGTTATTAATCCAGGAGCAGCAGAACAATTGATGATGGGTATGGCAGTGGGTATGACTATGGAAGGTCTTATTCCTGTGGTTTATTCTATTACACCATTTGTTTTGTATCGTCCCTTTGAGTTCATTAGGAATTATGTTGACCATGAGAAGATTCCTGTTAAACTAGTTGGTAGTGGTAGGAATGATGATTATGGTGTCTGTGGATTCTCTCATTATGCCTGTGAGGATATGAAGGTAATGGATGTATTCTCTAATATAAAGGTATACAGACCTGAACATAAAGATGAGATAGATGTTGGTGAGTTCTTATATAATATGTCTCCATCCTATATGAATTTGAGTCGATGAACATTTTATTTACTGGACATAAAGGATTTCTTGGTAGAGAGATGGTTCCTTATCTCTCACAGAATCACAATGTTCTGTGTCCTGATATAAGGTATACAGACAGTAGATCTGTAGATGATTTTATTAGAGATAATCCTATTGATATTATTCTTCATGCAGCCATTAGAGGTGGAAGAAGGACAAAAATAGATGAGTCTGATGATTGTTATGATAACATTCTGATGTTTGAGAATCTATGTAAGCACGGTATCAAGATGATTAATTTTGATAGTGGTGCATCATATGATAGAAGAAGGTCAATACATAAGGTAAAGGAAGAGAATCTTGGAGAGCATATTCCGGTTGATTATTATGGTCTATCCAAGTTTGTAACAGGATGGAAGTGTAGAAGTTTTGATCATACATATAATTTAAGATTTTTCAATGTATGGGGCCCAAAAGAAACTCCTGATAGGTTCACTAAGGTGAATGTTAACAATTATATCAACCATAAAGGTATGCATATATTTCAAGATAAATATATGGATTTCTTTTATATTGAGGACACTAAAAAAGTAGTTGATCTTTATTTGGATAATGATGGATTACCTAAAGATGTTAATCTAATCTATCAAGACAAACTTACTCTTGTTGATTTTGCTAATATGATGAATAACTTGTCAGATTATAAGGTTTCTATTAAAATTCATAAGGATGATCTTGCTTATTCATATTGTGGAGATGGAAGTCTCTTAAGAGCTTTGTGTCCTGACCTGATGGGATTAGAAAAATCATTACAACATTATTATGAATCGTGTATTCGTTAACGGAACCTTTGATCTTCTTCATAGAGGTCATTTGGAACTCCTAAACTATGCTAAAAGTTTGGGAGATTTTGTTTGTGTAGGTATTGACACAGATGATAGAGTGAGAGAGAAGAAAGGTCCTACTAGACCCGTACATAACCAGGAAGAACGAAAGTATTTTCTTGAAAGTCTAAAGGCAGTAGATGAAGTCAGGTTCTTTTCCAATGATAAAGAGTTGGAGGAGTTGGTAAAATCCTTTAAACCTGATATAATGATTGTAGGTTCTGATTGGAAAGACAAATCCGTCATTGGATCATATTGGGCTGCCAAATTAATATTCTTTGATCGAATAGGAGATTATGCAACAACAAAAACAATTCAAGATATTATTAATCGGGGATAGTTGCACTGATGAATATGTCTATGGAACCTGTGAGAGGTTAAATCCAGAGGCACCAGTTCCTATTTTAAAATTTAATAGAAAAGAAACGACAAGAGGAATGGCATGGAATGTAAGAGAGAATCTTATGTCATTTGGATTAAGTGTTTATATACTTACTAACAAAGAAGATATTACAAAGACAAGATATATTGATGAGAAGTCCAATCAACAGATTTTAAGAGTAGATGATGAGGATAGGTGTGAACCTATGGAATATGAGCAACCATTCCATGAGCGATCAACTACTGATCCACCATCCGATGATTGGTATGATGCCCTTGTTATTTCTGATTATGACAAGGGTTTTTTAACGACTGAAAAGATATTTGAATTGGTTGAGTGGTTTGAAGGCCCTGTTTTTATTGATAGTAAGAAGACTAAACTACCAAAGAAGTCTTGTTATGTTAAAATTAACGAGGATGAATATAAGAAGTTAGATAAACCATCAAAGAATTTGATTGTTACTAAAGGTGGTAAAGGTGCAGAGTATAAAGGTAAGTTATATCCAGGAGAACCAGTAAATGTATTTGATGTAGTAGGAGCAGGTGATACATTCCTCTCTGCAATGGTTTACTTTTACTTAAAGTGTGGTAGAATAGAGGATGCTATCCCATATGCCAATAAGGCAGCAGGAATTGCAGTACAAAATCATGGAACATATGTTCTTACACAAGGAGATATAGATGAAATATGTGGTTGATATAGATGGTACTATTTGTGATTGGGAACCAGGTAGAGAATACTCACTTGCTCATCCAAACAGAGATAGGATTGCCAAATTAAATCAATTGTATGATGAAGGACATCATATTACTTACCTTACTGCGCGTGGTATGGGAAGATATGATAATGATGTATTTCTAGCAGAGGCTAGATTTAGAGAACTAACCGAACTACAACTAAAAGAATGGGGTTGTAAATACCACAAGTTCTTTATGGGCAAACCGTCAGGTGATGTCTATATAGATGACAAAGGAATAAGTGATAATGACTTCTTCGATTAAGATAGTTCCTAAAGGATGGGGATATGAGAAGTGGATTTGTAATACTGAAGAGTATTGTGGTAAACTTTTGCATATTATTAAAGGAAAGCAATGTTCTTGGCATTATCATAAACTAAAAGATGAAACCTTTTATTTACAAGAAGGAAAACTTTTGGTAAAATATTCAGATGATGATGACCGAGATAATGCAAAAGAACTGATCATGGGACAAGGCGATAAGTTCCATGTATACAGAGGATTGAGACATCAGATGTTTGCATTAGAAGATACTGATTTATTTGAGTTCTCTACAGAGCATTTTGATTCAGATAGTTATCGTATAATGAAAGGAGATTGAAATGAGTTTTGAGATTGCATTGGTGGAAGGGCAACATCGTGGTTTCCTTTCTAATTACCTTACTATTCTTACTAGTTTTAGAACATTAGAATCTAAAGGTGTAGATCTGGATACAGTATCTGTTTCACCATCAATGTTTATGTTGTATGGAACTCCAAGCAATTGGTTTGATGAGTCAAAGGTGACTGATGCACCTAAGATGTTTAATACTCAAGATGGATGGGACTGTGATTATCCTTGGGCATCATTTAGAGATTTTGATTTAGACAAGTATAGAAAGTATCTTCCTTTTAATGCAAGGATGCAGGAGAAGATTGATAGTATTCCTGTAGATAGGTATAAGAATGCACTGGCAGTTCATTACCGTGGCACTGATGGAGTAGGACATACTCATCGTGTCCAACCAGAAACATATATTGAAGCAGCTGATAAGGAGTATAAGGAAGGTGGTTATGATTGTATCTTTCTAGCAACAGATCAGACTGATGTAGTTGATAAATTCAAGAATCATTTTGAAGGTGTTGATGTCTATCATTATGATGTTCAACGCACGATGAGTATGGCTGGATTGCATTATTCCATCCAGGCAGAACCTAACTCACCTGAAAGGATTTTAGCAGGTGATGAGGTGCTTATGGATGCATATACCTTATCCTTATGCAGGACTCTTATTGCCAAGTCTTCTAATATTTCTAACTTTGCACGGATTTTGAATCCTTTTATTGAGGTTCTCTATCAGGATCTTGATACTAGTAATGAGCACGGTGATCATGCTGACTTTGATAGTAGAGGATATTTGGAGAGGTTCCCACAGATTAGGACAAGAGATATCCAACCATTTATCTTTAACTGGAGGAATCAATTTGAGAAGACATGTGCTACAGAAGATGCACTAAAAGAAATCTTTGATGATGTAACAGTTATCAATAGTGATGAGGAGAATACAAGACCTGGCTGGATTAATTTAGGTGATGAGGCATACTTTGGAGGACAATTTAATACAGCATTAGATTTGTTTGATGAGAATAAGAAGGTTCTATTCCATGTACAAGGTGATGCAACCTATCATGATTGGGATGCATTGGTTAAGGATGCAAGGAAGTACTATAATCTCTATGAGTGGGGTGTATATACTCCGAATGTAATTAACATTTGGTATACACCAGAGCATACAGACATTGAAGGTATTGAATCAGAGGATGAGAACATTAAGATGGTTGCATGTACTGATGAGACTGTATGGTTTATTCATCGTGATGTGATTGATGAGTATTATAAGAGAGAACTTCTACAATATATGACACCAGAAGTATTGAAGCACGGATGGGGTTGGGACTTTGTAATGAATGCTATTTCTTTCTTGATGGGAAGACCTGTGATGAGAGATTATAATCATACTATTGATCATCCACCAGGAACTAACTATAATAAGGAAGCAGCATCTGTAGAGATGGCTACTCTTTGGAATGCACTCCCTGAAGATGTTAAGGAATGCATTACCTATATTAAAGGTGAAAGAGAAAATCTAATCAAGTACTTTGAGTAATGGATAAGAATAAAGCAGCTTTTAAACTCCAAGGAATGCCGCATATCTATTGGTTAAACCTTGATGCGGATGTACAAAGAAGAGAGTATATGGAAACTCAGTTTGAATACTGGGAGATGGAAAACCATACTCGCATTGCCGGTTATGATGGTAGAGAAGATGATGTATCAGCACATCTGAAAGGAAGGATACCTGATAATATGAATCAAGGTGAGTTAGGATGTTGTATGACACATCTTAAAGCCATCAAAGAGTTCTATGAGAATACTGATGATCCTTATTGTATTATTGCAGAAGATGATGTGAATTTTGATACAGCAAAGTATTGGAATTTTACATGGTCAGAATTTTTTGGTCTTCTTCCTTATGATTGGGATGTGGTCCAGATGACTACCATTTGTACAGGTGATATTCATGTGAAGTTGCACCTTAAATTCATTAATGATTTTTCTGCAGCATTCTATTTGATTACTAGGCACCATGCAGCAAAGGTTTTGAGGCATCATATGCGTGGTAAGAAGTGGAAATTAGATAATGGAGTCAAACCTAGAGCAGTTTCTGAGGATACTATCTTGGAGACAGGTAAGACATATACGATGCCTATCTTCCTTTATAATTTGAGTTTTCCTTCATCAATTCATCAGGAACACATAACAATCTTTCACAAAGGACCGCATGATGCATTGTGTCAGTTCTGGGAAACGCATGGAGAAGGGTTTAATTTGAGAGAATATATGGATTATGATCCTTATTTGGGTCGGATAACCGAAAATAGTGCTGCTAGAGCTGCTCAAGAAGCACAACAACAGCAAGAAACTTGACAAGTAACAAAACTTCAAGTATACTAAATACTTGAACATAACAAAGGACTCGAAAGAATCGTAACCCTGCGTAAATGTATCAAGAACCCACGTCGAGGGTTCTATCATCCGCAGGTTTTTTTAATGCTTGCGAGACACTTTCTAAAAAAAATGTTTAAACCTCTAATTGCAGCTGTCGCAGCTGCACCTCTATTCGCTGGCGCTGCTTTTGCAGGTCCCTACGTTAACGTAGAAGCCAATGCATCTTATCCAGATGGCGAGTATACAACTGCTACAACCGATCTTCATATTGGATATGAAGGATCTACTGGTGATCTTGCTTATTATGCACAGGTTGGGCCTGGATTCGTTCATAGCGATGCTGCTGACGATACTGAGACTGAAATCTCTGGTAAAGTTGGAGTTTCTGTTGCTGCTAATGAGCAACTTGGATTCTATGGTGAAATCTCTGGTATCACTGGAGAGGATTCCGATTCTGATGACATCATCAATTGGGGTGCCAAAGTTGGTGCTAAGTACACCTTCTGATCTCAAGTCAGATAATTCATACAAAGGACCCTTTACGGGTCCTTTTTTTTGTGCTACAATATACCAGAGTTTGTAAGGTATTTTTATGACAGTATCCTCTCCTAGACGGCAACGTCTTCAAGAGGCCAGTCTATTGGAAGGACCAATGATCCTTCTGCAGAATATTCGCGGGTTTAGATCACATCGCAACCTAGTTTGGTTAGCATGTGTCCCACTTGCTTTGATGGGTTTAGGTTTGTTTGATCTGGCAGCACATGCAAATGATTTGCCAGCAGAACTTAATGCAGCATTCTTAGCAAACAATCTGTGGTTACTTGTAGCAACAATCCTAGTCATTTTTATGAACGCAGGATTTGCAATGGTTGAAGCAGGTATGTGTAGGCAAAAGAATGCCGTTAACATACTGTCTAAAAATTTATTTGTATTTGCATTAGCAGTAACTTCATATTGGTTTGTCGGATACTCTTTGATGTACGGTGATGCCGTAGCACAAGGATGGCTTTATTTCAACGGTTTATTTTTTGATCCAACTGTAACACCAGAACTTATTGGTGAAGGAGGATTGGTTCCAACAGTTGACTTTTTATTCCAAGCAGCATTTGCAGGAACAGCAGCAACTATAGTTTCAGGTTTAGTAGCAGAGAGAGTTAAGTTTGGTGAGTTCGTTGTGTTCTCATTAGTTCTTACTGCATTCATCTATCCTATTGCAGGTAGTTGGCAGTGGAATGGTGGTTGGTTAAGTGAAGCAGGGTTTATTGACTTTGCTGGATCATCTATTGTTCACTCTGTAGGTGCATGGGCAGGTCTTGTAGGGGCAGCACTTCTTGGTCCTCGTATTGGTAAGTATGTTAATGGTAAAGTACAAGCATTACCAGGACATAATATGGCACTTGCTACATTAGGTGCATTGATTCTTTGGATTGGTTGGTATGGATTCAATCCAGGATCTCAACTAGCAATGGATCAGTGGGTTCCTTATGTTGCAGTCACTACTACACTTGCAGCAGCAGGTGGTGCTATTGGTGCAACTGCTATTACTACTGTTAAGAATGGTAAACCAGATCTAACAATGATCATTAACGGTATCCTTGCTGGACTTGTTAGTGTAACTGCTGGTTGTGGTAATCTTACTATGGCTGGTGCATGGTTAGCAGGATTAGTTGGTGGCATTATTGTTGTCTTCTCTGTTGCTGCTCTTGATGGAGTAGGTGTTGATGATCCTGTTGGTGCATTTTCAGTTCATGGTGTCTGTGGTATTTGGGGAACAGTTGTCGTAGGTCTTTGGGGTTATGATATCCAAGGAACTGGTGCAGGTTTAGGACTCTTTACTGGTGGAGGATTTGATCAACTATTCATTCAGATTGTTGGTTGTCTTGCTTATGCAGTATGGACTGTGGTTACTTGTTATGCGGCTTGGAAAGTAATTGGTGCTGCCTTTGGTGGTATTAGAGTTTCTGAAGCAGATGAGAAGATTGGTTTGGACATTAGTGAACATGGTATAGAAGCATATCCAGATTATGCTTTGAATACTAAATGATCTCAAATCAGATAATTCATACAAAGGGATCCGCCGGATCCCTTTTTTTATGCTATAATATATCTGCCAGAGAAATACTGGCTGCGGTAATCCCCTTTGGTAGGTTCAGGATTAGCGGCGATAGGAATCTACCTCCTATATACTTTGCCTTACATATATTAAAGTGGTTGATAAAAAGGAGTATCAAAAAACTCCCTTCAGACAATACTACGAAGAGTTTTGTGAAGTGTTGGGTCATCCATTATGGATGTTGCCAATGATGTTGATAGGATTATTGCTAATGATAGAACTTTTGCATACCAACTATCATATGGATGCAGAAAAAGATGCTCATGGTTATTGTGGGCAGAAAGAATTTGTTAAAAAATTGCAGAGGTTTTATGAGAACAATTAAGTAAATCTTATAGGGGGTATTAAACCCCCTTTTTTGTATGAGCGTATGAGTATAAATACCTTGTGTAGAATTAATATTTGATATATAATTGTGTAATGTTTCTTTACACTAAATAAGAAAAATGACTCAATCTTCAGCAGTAGTTACAACCGAAGAAGGCGGCCGCCAGAACATGTTCGCCAAAGAGCCACAGATAGAAGTAATGGATAAAGAGTACGGACCAGAAGCAGAACTTCTTAATGGTCGTTTAGCAATGATCGGATGGGTTGCTGCCATTGGTGCTTATATTACTTCTGGTCAAATCATTCCGGGAATCTTTTAGATGTCAGATCTTCAATTAGCTTTTTTGTTTCCATATATTCCATTTTTGAGTTTAGTTATTGTTTTTGCATTTTTGGGATTGATTGATGATAATAATGATGATGATGAAGATGGTGATGGTGGTATAATGCAAGTTGCTTATAATAGGGCTTAAATATAAATATCTAAAGCCACTACTACATACATGCCAGAAGAAGTAAAGAAGAGTTCTCAGGATGCTAAAAATAAAAAGATTGGCGTCCTTGGTAAATTAAAAGCTGGTCTAGATGATAAAGAAGAACAACTTGCCATTTTATCAACCTTTGTGCGTTTGGGTATTCTTGTGTGGTCTGGTGGGATTCTCACTCTTGCCTATATCAAGTTACCTCCTGCTCTTGGTATACCAGAACAAAAACTGGATCCAACATTTATCGCGTCAGTTTTTACAGGCGTTTTAGCGACCTTCGGCGTCCAGGCAGCAAAGGGTAAAGGAGAAGGTGGAGGTAATGGTGGTGGAAATGGAATAACTAGAGAACAGATGGAACGATTGATTGAAAAGGCAGCACAAACTGCTCCATCACAGACTATTAAATTAGAGCAGGGACCAGTTAGAATTTCTACTGGTGAGCCTCCTGTAAATCCAACAGTATAATGAAGAAGTTTTTTCAATGGTTAAATAGATTATGGCATGCAGGGATGGGAGATAGATGAATAAGTTTATTTTGCCTGTA